CGGGAACAAAAGCTACTTCAGCAGCTCCGGCCATGAAGACGAGAACGACCTCATCCGTGAAGGGGACTTCCGCAAGGAGGACCGCGACGACGATGATGAGGCCGAGCGCGAGTACTACGTCAAACTTCGCCGCGCGGACAAGCTCCGCGAGGAGATGGAAGCGTTGGAAATGCGCACGGGAGGCCGTTTCAATGAAGGAGACCAGCAGCAGTTCGCGCGGTGGAACCAAGAGTACTACGACGTGATCGACTGGCTTGATGACTTCGCTGACGACGAGGAGAGGTCCTCGAAGTTGCGAGGAAGACGCCAGAGGGTCAACGAAGCGCGCACTGCCGTCCCGGATTTCGATACGGCCCGCGAGCCGGAGCGGGAGGAAAAGAAACCGGAAACGACGATGCCTCAGAGCCAGACGGTGCAGGAGAAAACCCTGCCGGTGTTTCCACCGGCGGTCGTGATCTCCCCGGCCGTCCCGCTGCCGACGCCCCGAGGGCCTAGTGGAGAAGTTACCTCCGGCCAGTCTCTGACGAGCCCACCAACCTGCTCGGAGGAAGCGAAGACGAAGAGCGTTACTTTTTCGCCAAGGGAAATGCAAAGTGGGCCGCAAGAGCCCACCGAGTCAACCCCGCCCTCTACCACGTCGGAGCAACCAAAGGCGTCCGCACCGGCCAAGAAACGAAAGAAACGCAGCGCAGCCGTGAAGCTCGCAGTGTCTTCCCAGAGCTCGGCAAGTACCGATGGCCAGCCATCGGTGCAGATTCTGAAGAGCGATCCCTCGACTTCTACGTCGACCGCGCCTGGTCCCGGTATCCATCCGTGGACCAACAGCGTGATCGACCAGCAGCAGAGGTTGATCAACCAACTCCAGGACCAATTGTCCAAGCTTTCGGCGAAGCCGGGTTCCTCGACCCGGAGTCCGAAGTCATGAAGCTGTATTGTGCGAAGTTCCCGAGTGTTCCTGTTCCTTCTTTTGATGCGTGGTTTGTGAGTGAAGACTTTGTGGTTCGTGAGGAGTTGTGGGAGAGTGTTTTGAAAGTGGTCCGGGATGATTCTTCCCCGGGCCTTCCGCTCATGTATGAGCGGCGTCTCAACAAAGACGTTAAAGAGTTCCCCCATGAGTTGAAAGGACTCGTGGAACATCGCCTCCGCAAGTTGGCGACCCTCGACAAGGACATCGACACCGTCATTACTGACACCGTCGACCCTGCCGAGGCGTGTCGCCTCGTGGATGGTGATTTCTGTGACCCAGTCCGCCTCATGGGCAAGAACGAGCCGACCGTGCCAGGTAAGCCTACCCGTAACGTTGCTTCGGTGAGTCTCGTTGACTCCATTGTCGACGTGATTCTCGATCTCATGCAGCTGCAGGAGGAGGTGCGCCTGGTCGCCCACGGTTATGAGAAGGGCCAACACTGGCCACACCCGTCAACCATCGGGATTGACCTGCAGACGCCTGAAAACCTCGCTTTCCTGTGGCGACGATTCGTGCTTCGCGCGAAACTCGCCATGGAACGCTTGAGGTTCCACCTCTACGGTGATGTCAGCGGCTGGGAATACCAGTTTTCGGTTGCATGCCACCGCATGTACCAGGCGTGGTGGGTCTGCCTTCTCAACCGCGTCGGGGGAGCCCCCGCGTGGTGGCTGCGCCTGAAGAAGGCGCGCAACTGGTGCCTCATGCACCCCCTTCTCGTGTCCTCAAGTGGGCAGATGTACTCGCTCAGCATCGCCATCATGTTGAGTGGCTCGCGCCGTACGGCGCATGCCAACTCCGTGGTTCGCGCTGCCATCCCGAGCATCGTCGCCTACCCGTTGCTCAAGTCCCTACCCCCGCAGGAGCGTGTCCTTGACGCCGACGCCAATGGCGATGACTGCGCAGAGGAAAGCGTTTACGCTAAGCCTCACGCACTTATCGATGCCTATGGTGCTCTTGGCTTCAAGTTGACTGA